CCTAATGATTCATGCTACGTGTTCGGCGTTGACATAGCCACTGGCACAGGCGCGTCCAACTCCGTAATCGTAGGCGGCAAACTGTCCACTGGCGAAAAGGTTCTGGAATACGCCGACCCCAATATCACCCCGGATGACTTGGCGCATCTAGCCACTGCGCTATGCAAAGTGTTCAAGGGCGTCAACAACTCCAATGCCTATCTCATTTGGGAGGGCAACGGCCCCGGTTCGCAGTTCTACATGGAACTCAAGAAGTCCCTTGTAATGTCCATCTACTATCGCAAGGACGAAAACAACATAGCCGCCGTAGCCTCGTTGAACCCCGGCTGGCAGACTAGCGCGAAAAACAAGCTGTTCCTCCTTGGCGAGTATCGCAGGGCCTTGAAGTTTGGCGAGTTCAAGAATCCATCCAAGGAGTCCTACGAGGAATGCGTGTGCTACATACGCGTCCAGAATGGCGACATAGTGCATCGCAAGTCCATAGGCTCAATCGACCTGTCAGGCGCAAGGGCAAACCACGGCGACCGTGTTATAGCAGATGCCCTTTGCTGGTGGTTCATGCGTGAACTTGGAGTTGGTAGCGCACCCAGGCAGGAGGAGATCAAAAACGAAATCGACCTCAACACTATGGCTGGACGTATGGCGTTGAGGATGCAGGCCGAAAGCGATGCACAATATGAAAACCCGTTAGAATACTCAATGGGATTCATGTAAAGATTTTTTATGCGCTTCAGCATGGCATCTACGGCACAACACAATCAGGTCATCTAGATAGAACAATTCCCTTCTAGCGTGTTTATACGTCATGTGGTGAACTTCAATGTTATCTTTGCTTCCACATGCCTCGCATTCACTGTATGCTCTTTTGTGGCAGTATTCCTTGATTGCTCGCCAGTAGGAGGTCTTCAAAAAAGTTGCATAGTCCATATCCCTCAGTCTGTCTAAGAAATTATCTTGAAGCGAATATCCGCATGAATTGAATTCATCTAGTATTTCATTTAGAACGAGATGAAAATGTTTTCCATCGCAAAGTGCATTGCCTAGGATTTTGGACTGTTTTTTATTTCTTCCTTCAGGTTGACGAAACTTTATTTTTGGAACTCTGCTTTTGAACGTCTTTTGAATGCGTCCCCAATTAACTCTAGCATAACCCATTTGTGGTATCTCCATGTACGGATTCCCTTTTGGAATCCTATCGAGCGAGCATGTTCGCTTCGCTCACTGCTCTTATAAAGGCTAACCCTGAGAGAAGAAGAAGAGCAAGGACGCCCCTTACTGGCAATCCAGCACTTCTGCATTGAAACGTCTTCAGTCCTGTTGGGGGCGTCTTAAAAGCAGCATTCGCAACAGTCGCCTCTGAAAATCCGTTTCAACTGTGTTGTCGTTTTTGAACTCAGAAATATGGCGTGATTGAAAAAATGGCGATAAAATAGGGAAGTTCGGCTAACCCTTCGGTCGAAGTTTCGCTCGGACGTTACATCTACTTGCGGCGTCGGTTCCTAGATAACCGCATATTCAATGTCCCCTTACTGGATTGAATTAACTTCCAACTCAATCCTCGGAACAGTCGCAGGTTGCCAACGGTGCTAACCGTGGTTTAGAATGCCACCTGCAATCGGCTACAAATTTTTCAATCACGTCGAGTTCGTGTTCGACGTATCAGCACAGTCAGCTTGTTCAGCTTCCTTGGTTCTATTATATATCTAGTTTCGGTAGATGCAAATGGATTTATCGTTGATTTTTTAATGATTCAATTGATTTTTATTGATACATGAGATACAATATCTTTATCGGCTGCATTTTGGACGGCTGCTAACCGTCCTTCCCTCTCCGCAATGGAGAGGGTTTTTTATGTACCAAACTATTTTGCCACTATTTTAGACTCATTCTATAATTAGTACTGCCTAATTAGCTTGACCTAATTAGTACTGCCTAATATAATAGAGCAAAGATACTCACGAGGTGTCATTTGGCAGATACAACCTTCCGGGGCAGACTAAGGGATTCAATCAATGTTTCGCTTCAGAACTTGAAGCGATTCCGAGTCAACCGCGCTAAATTCGTTGAAGTCTACGCTGGCAACCTCTACAATCCTGAAGGCTCGAACTTCAGGAAGACGCCGGACTACGTGAACCTCATTCAATCAATGGTTCGCACGTTCACCTATCTGCTTGTGTCTAACGACCCTGCCGCACACGTCTATAGCCCCAATAGCGAATACACCCGTTCAGCCCGTCTCCTCAAGCTCATAATGAATGACGAAATCAAACGCATGGGCCTAGGCGAAGTGATGAGCGGGTGTGTGTTGGACTCGTTTTTTGGCATGGGCATAATCAAGGTGGGACTCGAAAAGGGTTCACGTCCGGGCGTTACGTCTGCCGGATTCTGCGACGTGAAGCCATTTGCCGCACGTGTTGACTTGGATAATTGGGTTCAGGATATGGGCGCGGCTGACAGGGCGCATATGCAGTTCATGGGGGATTTCTACCGTGTCCCGCTCAAGGAGGTTCAGCAGGATGAACGCTTTGACAAGGATATGCGTGAGAAACTAACTGCCGTTCCGTATTGTCCAGTTGACAACTTCGGCATACCCAAGGTTCAGAATCTAACACGTCGCGGTTCAGGCATTGTCAATTACAACGACTTGCACGACCAAACCAATCTGCTGGATGTTTGGCTTCCACAGGAGAAGGTTCTCTACACTACGGACTTCGGGCTGGCGTTGGACAAGCCGCTACGTGAACTTGACTGGAACGGCCCTGAGCATGGGCCATATCATTTTCTGGAATACGTACGTGTTCCCAATAACCCATTTCCCGTTCCGCCCGTTATGACCGTCTCCGATTTGTCGCGTGTAGCCAATGAACTCTACTACAAGGTTGTTCAGCAGGGCTTGCGCCAGAAGACCATCACTGCTTACGACGGCACAAATGAAGCCGATGCGCAGCGCATAAAGAACGCGAAGGATGGCGAGGTAGTTCACGTCAATAACATGCGCGGCATTCAGGAGGCCAAACTTGGAGGGCCAACGCAGGAAGTTGGAATCGTAGCGGATGACGTTATGAAAAAGTTCAACTTCTTTGGCGGCAATCCAGACTTGCTTTCCGGCTCTGCCAAACCCTCGCCTACCGCTACTCAGGATACGATGTTCCAAGAGGCGTCAAGTCAAATGCTGGCATCGCAGCAAGACCAAGTGTACGCTTGCACCAGGGGCGTTCTGGAAGACATTGCTTGGTATGTCATGGATGACCCCGACCCGCAGTATACAATCTTCGACGCCGTATTGAAGGGCATCGACCCGATACCGCAGGAAGTCTCCAAGGAGGATTTGCGCGGCTCTTGGATAAACTACACGTTCGACATTGTGCCTTACAGCATGGCGCACATGACACCCGGACAGCGGTTGAATTCAGTCCAGCAGTTCCTTGGCGCATTTGCCCCGTTCGCGCAGATGGCGGCGGCTCAGGGCGTAACGCTAGACGTTAAACAGCTTGCCGAGATATGGGCCAATAACAGAAATCTTCCCGAAATCAAGGCGTTGCTGCATATCGATTCAGGTATCACAAGCGATTTGCGCAGCATGTCCGGTGGTGAAGGCGGGCCGAAAATCAAGGCTCCCACAAACTCAACCTATACACGCGTAAGCGAATCTGGAGGCCGTCAGTCCCCTCTCACCATGAATGAAATGGCGGGTGGAAATCCGGGCGGGCTTTCTGGTTTGGGCGCGACACAGGGAGCATAAAATGGGCAGGCACAAACTAGAGGTGGAAGCGGAACCAGTGGCGGTTGAACCAATCCAGCCAGTGGCAGCGCAACCCGTCAAGAGAAACGAAAACGCCGAACGGGTGCATAGTGAATGGACTCAGAAGCTGAAGGAGTCCGTTGAGGCCGCAAAAGCGGAGTCCGTTGAAAACAAAGAGGTAGTTCCAGCGGAAGATGAAATCAAGGCCAAGGAGGCGTTGTCCAAGGCAAGCCTAGCCAAGGCTGAGGCTGTTTACAATGCCATATTGAACAAGACTCCAATAGACGTTGACGCCCTGAGTGGAAAGGGCGACGTAGATAAGAAACCAGCGGATGACAAGACCGGAGAGTCCGAAGGCCAAGAGGACGAGTCCGATGAATCTCTGCTGGCGGAAGCCGAACAGCTAGGCATGTCAACCGAGGAGGCCGCAAAGCTTTCACCGGGTACACGTGCAAAACTGATTGACTCGCTTGGCAAGGGGAAAGTCGCAGCAAAGGAACCTGAGTATTCCGAGGCGGACGCCGAAGAGCTTAGAATCCTTGAGTCGGCAGTTGACCCCGAACTGTTCGCAAAGGTGAAGGGCCTTATCAATGCCAAGGGCAAAGAGGCGTTCGAGGTAGGCTTGCAGCTCAAAAGGTTGCAAGACGAATCCAACGCAATGAAGCTCAAGGCAGAGGGAAACGCCTTTGACTCCTACGTGAACGGTCTATCCGCTGAGCCTGAATGGGAATCGGTGTTCGGACGAGGCACCGCAAAGAAGCTGAAGGACGAAGCACCGGAGAAATTCAAGGCGAGAAGCGACTTGTGGGATGAGAAGGAGAAACAGAAGAAGCTAGGCAAGGACTCCAAACAAGCCCTTACCGATGCGTTTTTTATCCTACATGGCAGACGCATGGTTGAAATCAATTCCGCACGTAAGCAGCAGAAACTTGTTGACTATGCGAACAAGGCGATTGCAAAGCCAACTGTTCGCAGCGCGGAGGCCATTTCAAAGGACAATGGAACGCCAGAGGGCAGAAGACAGACATGGATGGACGTAGGTGCGTCAATCCTCAACAAAATCACAGGTAAATAAAGGGAACTCACAATGAGTCTTCAAGAAAAAGATTTCGGAGATTTCTACAATATCTCCACATTGCCGGAACTGAACAAGGGCGAATGGGAAGAGGTTGCTTCGCAACTTACCTCCTATCCCGGCACAAACCTTTTCTTCGGTGGAAAGTTCGCTGCGCCCAATATGGCGACAGTTGACGAATCCATCAAGGGAATCGTTCCGCCCATTACCCCAATGCTTTCCGTCGCCAAGAGCATGGTCTCTTCGGGTAAGGGCATCCTTGGGCGCCTGATGGTAACTGCCAATGGCAACGGCGCATTCGTCGGAGTCAACGACAAAGACCCGACTGCCGGATTCGCTGACGGTATGGTTGAAACATTCGCTCCTTGGAGGCACTTCACCTTCAACTTCGGATTCAACGACTACCTCGTCAAGGAGAATTCCGGCGTCTCGCAGATAATCGACTACCTTCAGGAGCTGAGGGCGCAAGCCTACATCGACTCAAGGGAGAAGCTTGAAAAAGCTGTCTGGAGCGCGCCGTCTTCCGCCAATGACAACCTCAGCCCACTCGGCCTGAAGTTCTGGCTTGGCGCATCGCAGACGCAGGGCTATAACGGCACGTTCGCCTATTCCAGCATTCCTGGCGCGACGCTGGTTGACCAAGCCGCTTATCCGGCTGCGAAGAACTGGACTGACAAGTGGACTGCCCTCAGCAATGACGGCTTCACCAAGGTCATTCGCAAGGCTCTCACCAAAATCAACTGGCAGACGGTTTCCGATGTGCCTGTTCGCGGCAAGGCCAAGAAGGTCATCCTCATGGGCAACGACCTTCTGGAAGAGGTTACGAGCATAGCGGAGAAGAACAATGACCAGCTTGGGCCAGACCTCGCCACCTATTCCGGCATGGTTACGATTAGGGGAGTGCCGATAATCGGTTGCGCCTATATCGATGCCGAGGCCGTCGAAGCCGATAGAAACAAGGTCTACCTCGTGGACGCCACCAGTTTCCAGACGAAGTTCCTTGCTGGCTCCGAATTCACCGAGATGGGGCCGACCCAGCTCAAGGAGACTGCGCATCACCAGTGGAAGGTTGACGTTGACGCCACCTTCAACATCATGTGCAGCAATCCCCGTCGCCACGCCGTCATATCCAAGACCACTTGAATCTAAAAAGAAAGGATTCATGAAATGTCCACAAATCAGAAACAGACCTATCTCAACGCAGTAGACGTTGGGTTTTCCCCGCTCGTCTTTCAGGACGTCAATGACGATGTGATTCCGTTTGACAACAGTCTCGGAACTCTCTTCGTTGACGATTTCACCACGCTTTGCATCGGAGGCTACATAACCGTTGGCACTGCCCATACCTACAACTACAACCACGGTTCGGCCTTCATCGACCTTTCCGTAAGCACTCTCGCACTTTCCAATGCGACCAGCGGAGAGATGGTTGCCACCTTGACCGCCACGCAGGATGTGGAAGTCAACTACGTCGCTGGCAGCAATACCGCCGCGCAGGTTGAAGTCTCCACGACTGCCCCCAAGAGTTGGGCGGTTGAGCAGCGCGTCAAGGTTTCCACCATAGCGACGGACGCTGGCGGATTCTTCTTCGGCGTTGGAACCTATGGCTCTGCCATAACCGACACGCTGATTGACGCCACTCAGCTTCTGAAGACTGCAAATGACTTCGTAGGGTTTCAGGTTGCGCCAACCGCACCCTCGACTGTCTTGGCGGTCTATAAGAAGTCTAGCGTAGCGGATGCCAGCAAGGGTACCGTGGTAGCTGCGGCTCACACCCTCGTTGCCAGCACCTACGTCAAATTCGGCCTGAAGTATGATGCCGTTCTCAACAAGCTCAGCTACTTCGTGAACAACGTTGCAGTTGGCTCTGTGTCCGGCGTCAACGCTCTTGCCGCATTCCCGACTGACATCAAGTTGGTGATGCTGATTTCCGGCAAGACTGGCGGTGGCTCCGTCGCTCCCGTCATCACGGTTGACTGGATAAAATCCGTCATCTTGAAGTAAGGGGCTAGGATATGGCTGAATCGACATTGAGCTTGAGTTATGAAGACTTGCAAATAGAGGTCGGATTCTTTGTTGGCTATGGAACGGACTCAACCGTCTGGACTACGGCTCAACTCGCTCTTGTCGATAGAGTCATCAAGGCAGGCTTGAGGGCGTTCTACTTCAACCCGCAAGGGCATGAGTGGACGTTTCTCAAGCCGCTATACTCAATCAGCACAGCGGCGGTAACAGGGACGGTAACAGGCCAAGGCACGTATAATGCCGGAACTGGACTGACAACTGTAACGGTTGCAAGCGGGACTTTGCAGACTCGCATGGCTGGCTTCAACTTCACATACGGGACAAGCGGAACGTCCTATGTGATAAGTTCGGTAACTTCCACGTCTATCGTTGTCCTAACAGGCAATGCCAGCGCGGAGACTACCGGGGACACCTACGCCGTTGACAACATGGAGGACTACAACATGCCGGATGATTTCGGCGCAGTTGTAGGCTCCCTGACAATGCCGTCCACTGGACGCAATTCAGTAATCACGCTTACGTCTGAATACGAGTTGCGCAAGATGAGGACGGTAGAGGCGGAAGGCGTTCCAAGGCTTGCGGCTATACGGCAGATGGCCTTCACTGGCGCAACAGGCCAGCGTTGGGAGCTTATGCTGTATCCAAGGCCGACTGAGACGTTGGCTTTGACGATGAAGTATAGCATTCTGCCGAACATGCTCACAGCGGCCCTCTATCCCTATGGTGGCGCGGCCCATGCTGACACCATTAAGGCGGCTTGCCTTGCCTCCGTTGAATCGGACGTGAATCACGTGGTCAACGGTCAATGGGCGATGAAGTTTCAGGAACGGCTTGTGGCATCCATAGCAGTTGACGGACGCAACGTAGCGGACAGCCTTGGCTATAACGGAAACGTTACATCCTACCAAGTAGATTCTGGAACCTTGTGGCATGACTACACAACCCCGTTGGAATTCAACGGTCAACCTTAAGGCGCGATATGGCACAGGAACTCTTTTTTTCAACGGCAAAGGTGGATGGAGCCGGGACTACAACGGCAGCACCCTACACCTTCCCAGATGACAGGCCAGTCTATGCGGCGCATTGGCAGGCGGTCGGAGGAGATGTTGAGGTGTCTTTCACTGCAACCGGGGAGAAGTGGCTCATAAAGGAGAACTTAGTTTGTTTTCCTCTTGAGGGCCGCAATCTCCAAGGCGAGACAATCTATGTCTTCGCCGCTTCGGGAGACAAGCTCGTCTTGCTTTTCTCCGTAGGCAGAAAACTAGGAACATAAGGAGATAACATGAATAGGGCAAATTTTCAGCAACAGCAGTCGGAAGTTGTAGGGCCAGTTGTCGGCAGCGTTCTTTGGGACTCCAGCGGAAATGCGGTTCTTTCCTACGGCACTGCTACCGAAATGGCGGCTGCAACCGGAGCGGGTTACGCAGTAGCGGGAATCTGGCAGGAAACTACCAACGCGAAAACGTACATCAATGGCGGAACCGTCCTCATTGCGTCATGGAAACTCGTAACGAGCGCGTAACAACCAATGGCAAACAAAGTCGCAAGCGCGAAACGCAAGGTGATAAAGCTGGAATATCCGCTTGGCGGATTGAACAGGTCTATCGCCTACCAGAAACAGCCGCCTTATACGGCTCCCTTCGCGGTCAACGTCCGCGCTTGCGACTACACTAAACGCAACCGTGGCGGCTCCCGTCCCGGCTTCGGAAAACATGAATTCGTTGAAATGGGTTCTGGCAATCCAGTCAACATGCTTGAGCAGATGCAATACGTGCGTGGCGACGGGTTCACCGTATGGAGCGAACCGTTCGCAGGGACTTCACTTGGAAGCGACTGGACGGCTGTGTCTGGATACGCTTTGCCTAGCGTAGCTCAAACCTTGGCTTATGGAATAACCTACAACACTACCGGACGTGCGATACATGACACGTTCGACTACTTCGACGCAAGCAAACCTCATAGCGTTGAAATGACAATTTCGCCCTACAAGGGCTGGCATGTCGGCAGCTACTATCTATTCATGCGCACGACTGCCTATCTTCCCTACACCAATGGCGTGGAGGTCTTGGTCAATGCCGAGACTCAGGGAACGCTTACGATAACCGTTACTGAATACGTAGCAGCCTCGGCAAGCGTTATTGCTACTGCAACGGTATCATATTCCCAATACATCGCCCAAACGAAACTAATAGGGCTCATCTCAGGGACAACCTTCACGCTCTATTGCAACGGCGTCTCAGTTGCCACTGGAACCGTATCGGGTTCACTCACAGGAACACAGGTTGGGTTTGGCATAGACAATACCACAATCGATTCATCCGCTATCATAGCTGGCTTTGTCTGCAAATACTTCAAGACGCAACTCAATCAAACGTCAACATCGTTGCTCATGGCTGCGGCAAATGGAACACTCTACAAACGCGGTCAAGTGGATATGCAGGCGATAACCTCCAGTTGCACCTTGAACACCTACGACTACCTTCAGGGAGCGAACTTCTACAAGAAACTCTACATTTCCGACCACGGCCCCGTGAAGGCAAGCGGAACAGACGGAGTGATGAGTTCTGGCGGCGTGTTGTCTGCGGCTTCGATAACTGACTGGACAACCAAAAGCATAGTTGCGGCTGATGACGTTGTTGAGATAACAAACGTGCAGGGAGCGGCTATAGCGATGACTTCCAAGATAACCACTATAGCAGCCGCAGGATTGACTTTGACGCAGCCAGCGGCCTCCACCGGAACAGTGAAGGGTGCGCCAACCTACAACGCCACGGCGGGACAGTCAACGATAGTCTCCAGCACTGGCACGTTCACAACCTACATGGTGGGACTTTCGTTCAAGTTTACGACTTCGACCAACACATACGTCATTGCCCTTGTAACCGATGCCTCTACAGTAGTGGTTACAGGCAACGCAAGCGGAGAGACTTCCGGACAAACCTATAGCATAAGTCAAGCGACTGGCGCAGGGACTTGCACTTATAAAGTCCATGCCGCCCCAAAGGTCTACGATGCCGACACTGACACGTTGACAATCTGGAATGCCAGCGTTGGCATGGGTTCAGTTCCCACAGGCTGCACAATGGCCTGTCTCTGGCGCGGACGCATCGTAATGGCAGACGGGACAAATCAATGGTATATGTCCCGCCAGCTTGACCCTAACGACTGGAACTATGGGGCCAATGCCGGAGACGGAGGCAGGGCTGTATCATCACAGAACGCCAACGCTGGACAGGTAGGCGAACCCGTCAATGCGCTTGTCCCATGTTCCACACAATACATGATAATGGGTTGCACAAACAGTCTATGGATATTCAATGGCGACCCCGCCTATGGTGGACAGATTGCGAACTTATCCCGAACAGTGGGCATCCTCTCAGCGAAAGCATGGTGCCGCGTCCCATCAGGCGAAGTGATATTCATGTCCCGTGATGGACTTTATTCGGTTACACCCCAAGTTGGCGCAGTTCCTCAAACGCTGTCAAGGGAAAAATTGCCGCTTGAACTTCTGAACGTTGACCCTCAGCATTCACGCGTCCTGCTGGCCTATGACAAGTTCGATGTTGGAATTCACATCTATCTGTCAACCGCTGGCGGCGAGACTACGCACTACTGGTTTGACTTGAGTTTGAAAGCTTTCTTCCCGATGACCATGCCAGAGGATTTGCAACCTGCAAGCATACTTGAATTCATGTCGGACGAAATAGGCAGGAGCCAAGTGTTGCTTGGCGGACAGGACGGCTACCTGCGCTATCCAGCCGACGAATTCGAGACGGACGATGGAACTCCATTCGACAGTTCGATAACCATAGGCCCATTCCGTTTGGGTGGCGATGACTTCAACCACGGCTTGCTCTGCGAACTGTGGGGAACGCTTGGCAAGGAATCCGGGCCAGTCGATTGGTCGGTAATCGTTGGCGACTCCTGCGAAGAGTCCACAACCAATACGGCCTTGGCAACTGGCACATGGTTGGACGATGGA